CAACTGCTACTGGTTTGCGAACAGTTTGATGGTGTTTGTTAGAAGGAATTACCAATGAACAAGAATGTTGATAATTTAACTGGACAACGATTTCATAGTCTGGTTGTTATAGAGCCATCTAATAAAAGAAATGGTCGGCAAATGATTTGGAAATGTCAATAAAGTATAATATAAGGAGAAATAATAATGTATGAACAGATGGTTCTTTGTTCTACTACATGGCGTAGGTATGACCTACTTAATAATTTGATCTTATCCGCAGAGAATGGAGTAAGGAAACCAGATAGAATAGTTATCTTTGATAATGGTAGAGGTTTCTGGAATGATAATCCTAGGGTTGAAATATATAGACCAAGAACTAATTTAGGTGTATCGGCTGGTGATAATTGGCTCTTTAAAAATGTACAGGGATTTGTAATTGTATCTAATGATGATGTTGAATTATTCCCATATACATTAGAAATGTTTCATCAATTCTACGATACTGGCGATCTTTTAGTTACAGCGGGATTACCAATATTAAATGCTTTCACTCTTTTCTCTATCAATCAAAAAGTAATAGATACGGTAGGATATTTTGATGAATCAATCTCACCTGGTTATGCATATTATGAAGATAATGATTTTGGTAGGAGAATTAATCTTGCAGGACTTACTAGAAGTAATGTAACCACTTCAGCATTTCATGTAGTTAGTGGCACATTAAAAGGATTAAAGGGAGATGAACAGAGAGATCATCATAGAAAATTTGGAATTGCTAGAAGTAATTATGAAAGAAAGTGGGGTGGAGTAACCCCCTATGAGAAATGGAATATACCGTATAATGGTAAAGGATCACTTCATGTACCATATACAGATCATCCAGTAGAAAGGATAAAGTAATTGCCATTAAGAGAAAAAATTACTAGAGAAGAACTAATCCTGCATGAAATTTTGAAACACCCAGTTTTATGTGCAGAGTTCATTAACAATCTAGATAAATTACCACAAGAAAAACAATTTGAATATGATGATTATCAGAAAGAAATGTCATGTGATTTTAATAATCATGTGTCACTAGCCTGTGCACGTGCTGTAGGTAAATGTATTCACTCATCAAGTAGAATATTGAATCCTACTACTGGAGAATATAAAACTGCTAAAGAATGGTTCAATGTTGGATTGAGTAATATTTTATCTATAGACAATAACTGGAAACAAATGATAAGTAATTCTGAGATTGTCTTTAATGGATATCAGGATTGTATATCTTTAAATTTATCTAAAGGATTTAATACTATTGTTACATATGAGCACCCAATTCTTACTAATAATGGATTTAAAAAAGCCAATGATATTAAAATTGGAGACTACATTGCAACTGCCAAAAACATACCATACTTCGGAAATAACCATCTAAATAAAAATGAAATAATTGCATTAGCATTATTTATGGCAGAAGGTACTTATCAATCTGCGTCTATAACAACTACTGATTATGAAATTATAAATGATATAAAAGATATATCAAATTACTTTGATTGTAATATAAGAAAAAATAAAATAACATATTTTTTAGTGTCAAAGAAAAATAAGGGGCATGGAGAAAAATCTAATATTACTGGGTATAAAAATAATTACTATGATTTTTTAGATAAATTTAATATTAGATTTAAACACTCATATGAGAAATTTATTCCAGATATTATATTCACACTAGTAGAGAATGAATTAAGTTTATTTATTAGAAAACTATTTGATTGTGATGGGTGGTGCATGTATGGTAAAAATAACGAGGTTGGTTATTCTACTACATCAAAAGAATTTGCCCTTGGTTTGCATCATTTATTATTAAGATTTGGAATTCATTCATCCCTAATATTTAAAAAGAATAAGCATAGAGGAAGTCATAGTATATCCATAAAAGGAATTGAAAATTTAATTAATTTCAAAAACAAGATTGGATTTTCAATCAGTAGAAAAAGTATTAATTTAGATGGTTGTATAAATAAAATAAAACATTGTCATAATCAAGCTGATATATTACCAGTACCAAATTATACTAAATATAGAAAATTATCAAAAATGGGTAAAAGAGGTATAGTATCAAGAAAGATACGGTATTATCCATCAAGATTATCATCCAAAGACATACTAAACAAGGATGGAGAATTAAATAAATTTATCGGTGCTAATATAATATGGACTAAAGTAACAGATATGAGCATATTAAAAAATCAAGAAACATATGCAATCGGTGTTCCAGATTCTCATACACATTTAATAGATAATATTTGGTCTCATAATACAACAGTTCTATCAGGTTTAATTGTTTGGATATTAATAAATGATATTTATCAGGGCGATTATATAAATTATCATGTACCAGGAAAATCCCATGTTGAACCAGTATTTACTAACTTGGATAGGATGTTTCGCTCAAATACACTATTAAAACATTTTCTTCCAAAAAAGGGTGGGATTAATCATTCCGATCTTATTATAAAATTAGAAAATGGTGCAAGTCTTTTATGTAGAATTGCTGGACAAACAGGTACGGGTGCTCCTGTTATTGGTTTACATTCCCCCTTTATTATCGTGGATGAAGATGGTTATTATCCTTATGGTACGTGGACAGAATTACAACCCACTAAGAATACATTTACACCAGGATTTAGATTGATAGCATCTGGTGTACCAACAGGCTTGAGAGAAAGAAATGTACTTTATCATGTAGATAAAGAAAATAGTTCATATACAAAACACCGCGTATCTGCTTTACAGAACCCTAGATTTAGTGATCGAGATAAGCAGGAAGCGATAGAAATGTATGGTGGAGAGGACTCTGAAGACTATATTCATCTAGTATTAGGGCAACATGGTAAACCAATCTTTGCATTATTTGATAGAGAAAGTATGCATATAGATGACTACCCTATTTATAAAATGATTATTGATGGGCCTAAGTTATTTGGAAATATAGCAGAATACTATAATAAATTATCTATATTTCCAGGACTACCCAATAAAAATTCTTTATGTATTATGGGGATGGACTTAGGTTATTCCGAACCTACAGCTATATGGATTATGTATGAAAATCAAACAGGGCAATTAAAATTTCATGGTAAAATTAGATTAAATAAAGTAGACTATTATATACAGGAAAAAATAATAGATTGGTTGGATACTAAATTCTCTCCCATGATTATTGGTGTGGATGAGGGTTCAGCAGGGAAAGCAGTAATACCACGTTTAAGGGACGCAATAGAATTTTCCCATAAAAATTTTAAAGAAACTTTAACACCAATTAACTTCTCTTCTCAAATACTTTTAGGTATAGATGCTGATGGAAAAGAAATTAAGGCAAAGACTAAACCATATGCAGTTAGCATCTTACAAGAATATACTGTAAATCATAAGATAGCCTACTCATCTACCGATACAGATATTATTACAGAATTGGAGAGGATGACATATTCTAAAACACCATCGGGGGAACTTGTATATAGAACACTAACAGAACGTGGTGGTAGAAGAGGAGAAGACCATTTTACACAGGCATTACTATGTGCTTGTATGGCTTATTACTTAAAGAAAGAGAACTTGAATTTAAGTGCAAGCAAAAAGAAATTAGCGAAAGCTAGATGGATGTAAATATTATGGAGAAAACCGCAAATACTGAAACAGTAAAATCAATTGAAGAACCTAAAAGATTAGCAGTAGCATCATATAATTTTTTAACTACAGATGGCGGTTATGTATATTGGGGCCCAAGTGATATTGATAAATTAGAAACAGTTGATATTGAGAATAATTTCCCTAAGATTATTAAAGACTGCCGTTTTTATTATCGCCGTGATCCAATTGCATCTACCGTTGTTAACAAACTCGTAGAGATTTCTATGACAGATATTGTCTTTGATAAGGGAGATTTGTCTGTAAATGAATTTAGAATCTTCGAGGGAATAAAAGATGAGCTATTGGCTTTCATGGATAATTGTGCACTTGAATATTTAATTTCAGGCTTAGTAATTCCAGAAATAGAATATGCTCCCGTTACTAAAGAAGATTTAATGACACTTGGGGTAAAGAAATATAACTCTCTTGAATTACCCATATCCATGTGGCTTAGAGACCCAATGACAGTAAAGATTAGGTCGTCTATGATTATGGATAAACCATCATATTATGTAGTATTACCAGCAGATTTGGTTTTCTTTATTATGAATGAGGGAAAATATCCCGATGGAAATAAAGATTTGAAATTATGGACGCAATTACAAATTCATTATCCAGAATTCATTGAACAAGTAAAAGCTGGTAATAAAGAAGTCTTATTAGAGAATGATCTTATCACACGTAGGAAACCAATTACAGGTACTCCATATCCAACTCCATATTTATACTCTGCATTAGAATCTCTCAGACATAAGAGAAATCTTCGTAGAATGGATTATTCTTTAGCGTCTAGAGTAATCACCGCTATTCAGTTATTTAATTTAGGAAGTGATGAATACCCTGTTACTGAAGATGATGAGGGTGCTTTTCAGAATATTAAAGATCAGATGGTATATAGAGATAAGAATATAGAAAGAATTTTCCAACTCTTTGCTAACCACACTTTAAAAATATCTTGGATAATGCCCGATATTACAGCCTTGCTGGACGACACTAAGTATAGAGAAATTAATCAGGATATCTTCTTTTCATTAGGATTTCCAAAGATACTTACAACTGGAGAGACAGAAAAAACTCAGAACTCTGATCCAGAACTTGCTATGGTATCTCCTGTTAAATCAATGGAAAATATGCAAAGAAAATTACTTCCAATTCTAAAAGAAATTGTTAAACAAATATCTATTCGTAATCATCTGAAAGATATTCCTGAAGTACATTTTGATAAGATTAGTTTATACTCTATTGAAAGCCTGTTAAAAATTGTAACAGCTCTGTATGAAGGTGGGAATATTTCAAGAGAAACACTCGATGCAGAATTTGGATATAATTTTGAAGAAGAAATAAAGAAACGTTCAGAAGAAGAAAAGAGATTAGAAGAACTTGGTGTACCAGCATTTTCACCAAAACCTTTCTCTCCACAACCAGAAGTTCCAGGAGAAGGTTCTCCCGAAGATAAAAAAGAAGATACTAAAGAAGAAAAGCCGACAGAAAATACCGATAAAAAGCCTCAAAATAAGTAGTTTCTAACATAGTTTTAACAATTATGGTATAATAGTAAGTGAGGAACACGGTCAATGGTTGGCTCTATAAGTAGAGGTAATATTTGGAAATGAATAAAATCAGTTTTCCTATACAATTTGAATTAATAGATGGCATAGATTCTCTAAAAGAATTTGGTGAAGCTACTGCATCAATTAATTTAAATCCTAACTTTCAGTGGGCGAAGATAATTGTCACCGACGATAGGCCTAACGAGAATAAACATAGAATTCCCCTAGAAGAGTTTGATAATTTAATAAAGACTGGAATTTACGCTCCTATCAAAATGGCGTCTCTCGGTCAAGAATTGGAACATGATACTGCGTTGGGGAAGCCTATCGGTGCAATGGCTAAGTTCATTAAAGAAGGAAGTAAATTAATTACTTTAGCGGCTCTCTGGAAAAGAGAACGGCCTGACGAAATCGCGGCTCTAAAAGAAATGTATACCAGTGGTATACCGCCTAACGTTTCATGGGAAATTTCTTATGCCAATGAAATCGCTGAAGAAGATGATGTAATAGCTTTAAAAGATACATGCTTAGACGGTATAACAGTTGTATCCAATCCAGCCTATGCTGGCAGAACTCCTTTTATTGCTATGTCATCTAAGAAACAGGAGGAAGAAAACGTGGAAGATTTAGAAAAAGCGAAAGCGACAATTACTGAATTAGAACAAGAAATTGTCAATCTAAAAGCTTCCTTAGCAGAAAAAGAAACATCTCTCACTACGATGTCTACAGAACTTGCTGAACTTAAAACTTTCAAAGATAATATCGAGAAAGATAAAGTACAGGCAGAGCGATTTAAAAATATTAAACAGAAGTTTGTAGACTCCAAAATTGAGAAGGATGAAGCTTATTTTGAAGCACAGAAAGAAACTCTGCTTGCTATGGAAGATAGTATGATTGATTTTATGATTCAGGAGCTTAGTGCTTTTGCAAGTAAAATCGCTCAATCAAGTAAGAAAGATGAAATTAAAATCCCCAATATAGAGGGGAAAGAGCCAAAAGATTTAACACCCAAAGAACTTGGACAGGCTCTAAGAGAATCACTAAATAAACCTAAATAGGAGATAGAAGTAATTATGGAAATTAACCATTATGGAGACACTATTTTAGGCGTTGTAGCTGCTGAGAATATTGTGGAAGGACGAATGGTTCTCCTGACATCCCATAGTTTCAGTCGAAACTTTGGTAGTCAAACAGACCTCCCCGCCGTTAAACTTCCCGACAACTCTACTGAGGCAGTTAGAGCGCGTTATTGTGTCACCTTTGCACAAGATAATCGAGCAACTCCATTCTACTATCCACAACCCGCATTCTCTTACGCACTCAGATACGGTTTCGACCGGAGTGCCAATGCTCCATTTTCTGCGACAGTTTATCTTACTCACCCCAACGTTCAAGAAGGTTTGACTATTCCATCTGGAGAAGATTGTTTAGCTTTTGGTGAAGGTATCTATACTGTGCCTTCAGGTGCTTACATTTACTCTGCTCAACTCGAAATACCGGGTATGCCGTTAGTTGTAGCTAACAACGGTGACGATGGTGCTGGACAGGGCGGCAAATTAAAGTATGGTGCATCAAATACAGTAGCTGAAGTTATCCGTCTCCACGATAGTAAGTTAACCTTTAAGATTCTTCATTAATGGAGGCAATTAAATTATGAATGA